ATAGTATATGGCACGTACAATACAATCTCCCGGTGTAGAAATTAGAGAAATCGATCAATCTATTAGACCTGTGGTACCAGCAGGCACAAACGTTTTAATAACAGGTTTTGCCGATAAAGGGCCGACAGATGAAGTTATTCAAGTAACTTCACGCAGCGAATTTGCTGATATCTACGGCGAACCAACGGTACCAGCAGAATTATATCTATCGAGTACAGCTCGAGCTTTATTTAACAGTCCAGCAAATGTATTTGTTTACAGAATGCCATACGGTAAAGATAGAGGTGTTGGTTTTGGAAATAATTATAGTGTTTTAGCATACCCTGCATCTGCAGTTTCGGTAGGTGGTTCAGCCGCTACTTCGTTATCATCTTTTACTAATACTGGAGCAGCTAATAGTACACGTACAGTATTAATAGGTGAACCTGATCACTTTACAATTGATCAAGATACATATTTTAGAATTCAGCAAAAAAATGGTTTTGACTGGGTAGATGAAACATCATCAAACTTTAATACTTTAGCAAGTCTTGGTAAAGCAGCATTCCTCGTTATCAATAAAGCTCAAACAACGATTGACCAATCTTTTCAAGGTTATTACTTCGGTGCTATTGATAATACAAATTTAAATCCTGCTACAAATTTTGACGGTATTACAAATATTAAGACACTTAATGCAGCAGTAAGCGGTAATATTGGAAATTTAATAACAGAACCATTTATTAGCCTACCATCAACAAGACTCGACAATCTACTTTCAGCAAGATCTGATAATAATGTCGATACATTTGGTGCAAGTGATAATAGTATATCTGAGCAAATGGAAAATCTAACTGATTATGATATTTCAACGAATCAATTTGATGATACATTATCGATTGGTTTATTCAGATTAGGAGTGACACCAAATACTAATAATACAATTAGATTAGCTTTAAATCTTGAAGAAACCGTAGTTGGTTCAACAGATTACCATAGACGTATTAATGACCCACAAGGTGGTGAGCCATTACCATTCAGGGTTGAAACTGATAACCAGTTACCTACGATGGATATTTTGGTTAATGATTTCTTGAGTAACAGAAATAAATCAACATATTTAAATGCAGATGGTATACCTAAGACAAAAATTAGATTTGTAACTACTAAAACGAAAGATTTAAATAATAATTGGGCTACTTTATCTGCAGCATATGGTGCGACGAATAACGCATCATCTCTTAGTCTATCAGGTGTTGTTAATTCAATTCAAACGCAAGCCTTACCAGGTAATACTAATAGCTTATTTGCTCTAGGTTCATATGCAGATACAGATCTTTCTACTAAAGTAATTGGTAATGTACCACAAAAATTAGATCGACTATTAGATACTGTTGAAAATACTGAGAGATTTGATATCGACATTACAGTTGATGGTGGTCTTTCAACAATATATTCAGTATCACAATCATTGAGTAGTGATTCATTCGACGACACAGCAAGACTTTCAGCTATTGATGGTTTTAGAACAACCAGAACTGATAATACAGGTTTGTCGGAGAGTAGTACGTCATTTAGAGGTTATTGGAATGATGTTATAAGTAGATTTTCAACATTTGCTGAATTTAGAAGAAAAGATCATATTTTTATTGCTGATTTACCTAGATCAATATTTGTATCTGGTGAAAGTTTCTTAACTTTACAAGATGGTAATAAGAACTTCTCTAGAGATATACTTAATCCGATAAAAGCATTCGGCTCACAGGTTAATTCAAGTTATGCAGCTACTTACGGTCAATGGATACAAAGTAATGATACATTATATGGTGGATTGGCTTACTGCCCATCATCCGGATATCTTGCTTCAATCATGGCAAATACAGATGCTAATTTCGATCCATGGTTTGCACCAGCAGGCTTTACTAGAGGTAGATTAACAGGAGCAGCAGGTTTAGCATTGTTTCCAACACAGAAACAAAGAGATCAACTATATAAGATATCAGTTAATCCAATTCCATCGTTCCCAGTTGAAGGACCTGTTGTATTTGGTCAAAAGACATTGCAAAAATTACCAAGTGCATTTGATAGAATTAATGTTAGACGTCTATTCTTATATCTTGAAAAAGCTACAAAGAATACAGTTAGAAACTTTATATTTGAACCAAATACATTGCTAACGAGAACCCGAGTAGTTAATACATTAACACCTATTTTTGAAAATGTTAAAAACTCTGAAGGGTTGTTTGATTATTTGATTATTTGCGATGAAAGAAATAATACACCAGATATTATTGATGCAAATGAATTAAGGGTTGATATATACTTGAAGCCAACAAGAGCTGCAGAGTTTATACTAGTTAATTTTTACGCAACAAAGACAGGTACAGATTTTAACGAATTAGTTTAATAACAAAGTCATCTAATTAAATAATTACATGGCAGATACCAAAGTATCAGATTTAACACCAATTACTGTTGCTAATAACAGCGATGTATTATACATTGTTAGAGCATCTGCAGGAGGGACTTCTAATAAAATAACCTTTCAAGATCTACTTAGTGGGGTTAATGATAATATTACTACGTTAACGACAACCGTTAATACAAATCAAAGTACAGTACTTGATCTTTCAGGTACCTTTGAATCTGCTAATATTAACATAGGACCTTTAACAACTACCACTCGAATATTATGTTCAATTCAACTTGGTTTATCAGCTGAATTAGATGAATTATCTGATGATGTTGAAGGTACAATAGGTACAGGTTTATCTCGAACAGTTGCAATTGGTGGTACAACATTAACATTTTTAAGCGGAGTATTAACACAAGTATCGTAAAATGGCAAATAGAAAATTAACAGAATTACCTACCTTATCACCAATTAATTTTGATAGTACTGATTTACTTTATATAGTAGATGTACAAACAGATGCTTCAAAAAAAATTACCTACGCATCATTAGTTGGTAACTCTATAACCGGTTTAATATCATACAATGATAGTAATACGTTAAATATTAATTTTCTATCCGGTTCGATAGATCAAGATAGAGCAAGGCTCAACGCGATTGAAGCCACAGCTGGTGCTGATGGTACTCGTATTGATAGTATTTCCGCTGCAGTTAGTAAGAATATAACTGATATACTTACAGTTTCTGCCTTAGCCATAGCTGGTGATAATACATTAGCTTTAAATGCATTAAGAACAGATGTTAATGTAATTAGTTCTGTACAACTAGGGTTGTCTGCAGAATTGGATGAATTATCTGATGATACAGAAGGTTTGCAATCAGTACTTGCTACAGCGTCTGCTTTAGGTTTAACTAATGAAACAGGACTTGCCGCAGTCAGTTTGAGCGCTGACGCGCTTAGTCTGAGCGCTAGCTCCTTTAACATGGTAGCAGCTGCTAGTAGTGATTTATCTGCTAGTCATACTTTTAATGTAAACTTAGGCGGTACAACATATAAAATATTATTACGCCAAGCTTAATTAAAGTTGGTATAAATGAATAAATATTAATAACCATGGCACAGACTAGACAAACAATACAAAATTTTTATACGCAAGCACAAACAAAAGACTTCGCTAGAAATAATCTATTCAGAGTTTTAAATATAAACTTCGGCGGAGGTACAGATATTAGTTTTGATGAAGATGATTTAATTTATGCTAAAACAGCTAACCTACCAGGTAAAGAAGTTACTTCTCAGACAGTACCATATATGGGGTTAGATTTTAATGTACCAGGTGTAACAAAATATACAGGTAGTGATGGTTATACTATTACTTTTAGATGTGATGAAAGCTACGAATTAAGAAATAGATTTTTACAAGTTTTAAATGATACTTTTGATGATGCTGATAGTACTGGTAATTACTTTATGCCTACTGCTGATAGTGTAATCGATTTAGCTTTATTAGATAAAGAATTGGACAGAGTATCTCAATTTCAACTAGTTGGAGTTGCAATTAAAAGTGTTGGTGAGTTAACTTACGATGTGACTGCTGAAGGCACTGTTCAAGATTTCGACGTAACAATTACGTATCACTACTTTAGACAAACAGCTTAAAACATAAGTTAGTTCTAAAAAGCTCTCCTCGTGAGAGCTTTTTTTTGTATAAATATATTTAAATGCCTACTAAAATATTAAATTCTGTTAATAATGCTATACGAGGGGTAACAAACCCGATTAATAGTATAGTGGGTGGTACTTTAGCGCAACCTGGTTTATCATTATTTGGTACAAATTTACCCGGTACACCTTTAGTAAGTTTTAGAGATTCATTCTTACGTAGTTTAAGTCAATGGAATACATCTATACCTTTAAATACACAATTTATTGTTTTAATAGACAATTTTCCTCTAGGTTTATCTACTCAAGTGTTAAGAGATCTAGAACCTGTGGTTAATTCAACCGGGTTTGATATTAATTTAGCCAAAGAAACTACTTCTAATTTTAAAAATCAGGGTATGGTTGGTTGTATTTTTGCAAACCAATTTAATATTCCTGATGATCAAGTAGAGGCAGATAAAGCTACTATACTTAATAATAGAGGATTTATACCAGGTTCAGTGATGAAAAATAGAAGTAATTTTGGTAATTTTAATTTAAGTTTAAGAGAGACTAATACTTCATTTGTTGATTTTGTAATTAGACCCTGGGTTATTATGGCATCTCATTACGGTCTAGTAGCTAGAAACCCTAATGATTTATCTGAAAGATTAAAAAATCCAAAGACTAATTTAACAGTAGTCCAATATACGAGAAGTAAAGAAGGTTTATCTCAAATACCAAGAAAAACATGGAGATTTTATAATTGCGTACCTACATCTATCTCTACTAGAGATTACGCTAATAATGAAGAAGAAGGAGTTAAAAACTTTAATACAACTTGGACATTTGATAATTACGAAATAAGTAGTAATTTATATCTTAGTGTTACTGAGATGTTAAAAGCTATTAATCCTTTATTTTAATGAATTCATATTATTTCGACGACTACAAGATAACTGAACTTAGTTATTTTGAATACAAAAATCTAGTTAAAAATTTAATATCAGCTGAAGATCATAGAGTAGTAGATATATTTGAAGAAATAATAAATAATAAAGTCGAAAGCAAAACTGAATTAAATAT